TTGGCTCTGCCACCTATGCCATACCAACGATGCGCCGACCCCAGATATGGTGGATCAGCAATGCACAGCCTCATGCTGCCAGATCCTTTGGGTAGCACCTTTCACACAGTTCCCGGGCATAGACATAAATCCCACACATCAAACAGCGACTGACTCGCTTATCGTCTGCCATATCCGCTCGCTTTCAATAAATAGACCAAATCAGCCAACCGAATTACGCCAACCCAATCATCCATGGATGCCTCACCCTGCCCATTGAGCCTCATAATGGCCACTCCCATTCCGGTTTCTTTGGCTCTGGCTCTAAGTTGTGCCATAGCAGAAGCAGGATCAAATCCTCGTCTCGCCTTGACCTCAATATCCAGACCCTCAATGCCCAGTATGTCGCTACCACTAGCAGCCATGGACGTAACGTGTGCTCCCTCAAAGCCATGGCGAAGTAGATATTGCGCCACAAGTTTCTCAGTTTCACGTCCTCGCTCCCTTCTGCTCATGCCCACGCCTTCTCGTAATGCTCTTGGCATGCCCAGTTGTAATCCAATGGGTCTTCTTCATGCATCTGAACTCGATAGCCTGCATAACTCACTAGATCAATGCCACACCAGTCACACTTGACTGGGTGCTTGTTTGGCTCGCCTGTGCGATCTATTTCAGCCATTGGCTTTGCCTTCGAATACCCAAGTGCCATTGACCCAGTTGCCCCATTTGGCTGGACATTGCTCAGACTTTGACTTTGCACCACAGACATAGCCCATGTAGGGCTTGCCGGTCTTGCCTGTGCCTTCCTTGCGTAGCATCTGCCCATGGGCGCATGTGAAGCCTTCCACCGTTGCCCCAAGCGACTTCTGCAAGTCAGCAATAAAAGTGTCGTTTTCATCAAACGCTTTGCGTTCAACGTCATCCCAAACGACAGTCACCGGCTCATTGGCCACGGGCTTCTCATCCGGCTTCCATGGGTGCTTGACTACCGGGCTATCGCCTTTTGCCACTTGCTGCATCGAGTCTCGCGTGGCTGTCTTCTCGGCTGCCTTGATAAGCAAGATAGCCCGACCGACTGCGCTGGTAGCCGTGTCCTCGACATACCACCGAGCCATGTTCTTTGGGTAGTCCGTGGCCTTGCCCCGGGCCAAGTTGCTGACGGCCGGATGATCGTCCTTATAATCGCGGAATAACTCGCACCGGACCACAATCTCCTGATCCTGCGCGTTGAAGTACTCGGTCGTTAGCGCAATCCGACCAGCCGGAAAGTTGTCCTGAAACCACCGGTTGAGCGATGCAACGTCCTCATAATTGTCCAAGTTCCATGCCATCTAATTGCTCCTTTCCGAGCGCGTAGTCCAACTGTTGTCGGAATGTCCACACAGACCCATCGTGCCAAACTTGTGCAAAATTGGCGCATTCTTGGCAGTAGTGGCGTGTCCTTCCTTTGTGCTTCTGTGTCTCAGAGACCACCTGCCAGATGGCAGGGGTCTGTTGTCGTATGTGACCCTTAGGGTAGGCGAGTCGGCAGACATCGCACCAGATCGACTTGGTCTGGAGTTTCCTAATAGGCATCGAACTCGGTGGGGTCGGTAGTTGCCAGTTGCGCTGCAAGGGCCAGATAAGCGACTCCATCCGTATAACCGTCTCGTCCACGGTGACCCGGCGTTTCTGCAATCCGGCTGACCTTGACCAAAGCCATACATACTGCGACCTGATCCGGCGTGATTGGTATATCCAGATAAGCAGACCATAACTTTGAGATCCTAAGGTGATTCGTCCATGGATGCCCATAGACCGATCCTCTTTGGCCTCGAATATCATCGGCTTCTTTCAATATTTCGTGCGCTGTAATCGTTTTGGGCAAGTCGCTTTCCATCCTTGAATCCTTTCCAGTACCAGTTCTCGGTTAGGGCTGTGTAGAGCAATCCCAAGATTGGGATCGCTATAAGTGCAATGATGTAATAGATGGCCAATGGGTCAAAGCCGATGGCGGTCATGGCAACCACATCCAGTCGGTCTTTTCAACCATTTCTGCGCAATGCCAACATTGCAAAGCAGACCATGCGAAGTGATAGACCTTCACAACGTGATTGCACTTAGGGCACAGCAAATCTTTGCCGATATACCCTGCTCGGGTATATCGATTGACTTTGATACCGTTCATTTGAGGCTCCTTTGCCGGGGGTTTGACCGGCAGGGCCTACCATACGCCTCAGACTCCCTAATAACCCCTAGGCTTTGATAACGATTTCATAACGAAATCTGAGGCGGCATCCCAATCGTCAATATGGTCATCGATGCTCCGGGTAATCGGCACGATGGTCTCAATCATCGGTATCGCTTGCCCTCAAACACGAATGATCCGTCCGGGTTCATGGGTACTAGGACTGGGTAGAAGCGTGAACCCTCAAGGTAGCCCACCACGAACCCGGGCTGCCAGTTGGCGTAGCCACGCGTGTAGCCCATGCCGGGGCTAGTCAAGTCCACCATATTGCCCACTTCCACACCCCACAGGATTCGCCCATAGTTGCCTTTATAGGCTTCAGAATGGCTTGAGAGTCCTAATCTATGGGTATGGCCCTGAACGACGCTCTTACCGGCCCTCAAAGCCGAATTTAGGGCACTCTGGCCGGGCTTATTGGACAAGGGTGCAGTATCGCCATGGATGGCTATCCAACCCGGGGCAAAGCCGACCCCTTGAGGATGATAGGCAATGCCCATCTTGTCGTATCCCATGAATCGGTGGTAGGCCATTTCAGGCAGTTTGGTAAAGGCCGGAAGTCGGTTCATCAGGCTCTTATAGACCCTAGCCCCATGATTGCTACCGACCACATCGGTTACGCCGAGTTGCTCCAAGATCTCTTGAGTCCATGCCCGGTCATCATCGATGTTGCCCATAGCCTCTTCCAGCACGTTTGCGCCGTTGCGCAGCTGCGGAAGGTCGATCTCGTCACCGATCTGAATGGTGCGATGAGGCTTCCATTTAGCAAGAAAGCGAGCCATGGAGTTCACCATTGGCTCGCTGTGAAAGGGCACTTGCAGATCTGGTACGAAGGCTAGCCTTTTTATGCTAATCGTCTTCTTCTTCCTCGTCCTCATCAAACTCGTCAGGCCGTGGGGCTACCCACTCAGGCAATCGCTGATCCACTAGCCAGCCCTGAATGGTCGCATCGTCAAAGCCTGCTCGCCTCATGGACTCGGCAACCTCATAGAGGCTGATGGCCCATGCATCGAGTTTGGTGATTTCCTTGGTGCGGTTAGCGGCTCGCTCTTTTGCTCTTAGGCTTGCGAGTTTTTGCGCCTTGGTCTTTCGCTTTGCCACGGTGCGCACCTCCTTGGGTCATAAGTGTCGCATAGATCTCTGACTGTCTAGCGGTCAAAACGCCGATCTCTATCTCTAATTTGTCCATCCGAGCGAACATCTGGTTGCCGAGTTCCAGCACAAACTGGTGAACCGTCCATCTCAACGCGGCTACAAACGCACCAGCGATCGCGATCAGACCAGCAATCAGTCCGACCCATTCCTCCGGACTCACCTCTTATAGGGCTTGGCGTATCCAAAGAGACCGGAGACAACAGCCCAAAGAATCGCCCGGTAATCTAACTCAAAGTTGGTCGCTGCCCATGCTGAGAGGAATGCTCCCACGGCCAGCACAATCGGGTGTTTGAGTGAATCAGGCATCGCTTCCTCCTAGTAGTGGCACGTTGAACCTACGGCCGTCTTGGTCACCCTTCTTGGTGAAACTTATGTGTATGTGATGGTCATGAGGATTTCCAGAAAACCTTCTCCATCGTAGGCCACTCCGTCTAGATGCAATCTGCCCCTTGTGGATGATGTAGGAGATACGCCGGTCACGTTTTGCAGCAAGTCGAAGTTGATCTGCCAGATACCACGACTCGTCACGAAATCCCAAGTCAGCATCAACATCGATGGCACGAACCCAGCCCTGAGCATCCGGGTTGTGGTCAGACTTACGATTGCTGTGTCTTGCATCGCCGATCCACCCATCGGACTTTCTATCGCGTGAGGGATATGCATCGTCAACCATTTCCCTGAGGGTGCGGCCTGCCTTGCATAGCCTAGGAGAGAAGGAGTTTGGCATCGTCCTCGGTGATCCCTAACTTGGCAAGCAGTTCAGCCTTTTTGGCTGCCTTCTCTGCTTCCTCAGCCAAACGTGCTGCCTCGGCTGCCTCAAACGCAATCCGGTCAGCCTCACGTTGCTCCAATTCTTTCTCGGTCAGTTCGACTTCTTCGACCACTCCGGTCGAGCAATCAACGATGATCTTCGTGGTCATGGTGTCTCCTTATGATTTCTTGATGCCGTAAAGGGTAGCGGTTGAGTATTCGACAATGTCGTTGTTTGTGCCTGAATAAAAAACTTTGATTGATGTAATAGGATTGGTGTCTGCAATCATAATTGCGGTCATTTGCATCCAAGCCGCCGTTGCGTTGTTTTCTGCAACTCCATCATGGCTCATACTTTTATTATTTGAAGAACGGTAGTTTGGAATGTATATCATTTGATTGTCAAACGTACTTGCCGTCCAACTGCTTCTATTACTAATAATAGAATCGTATATATTGGAATTGGCACGGCTGGCTGAACTTGCAGCAGAACCAGAACCGGCTAAGTACCTAAAATTGTTGATAGAGCCAGTATTTCCATTGACTGTAAAATTCAAAGAGTTATCAGCAACGGTGAGTCGAGTCGATAAATATAAAGAAAGATCATCATAAGTCGCTGGAATGCTAGTGAACTCAATACTAGAAGCCCCACCAGCCCCAACGGTCACGCTGGCAATTTTGACGTATGTGTTAGCCATTATGCCGCCTTGATTCCGTAGAGGGTGAAGATAGAGCCGGTTGAAAACGTTTTTGTGCCATCGACATTAGCATAAAAAGTGATGACGTTGATGGCAGAAGTGCCACGCCATAGACCAACGCTCGCATCCGTGCCATAGGCTGCGGAGTTACCACGATAGAGAACCGTTTTATTTGTTGTCGTGTTGGCGTAGTTCATAAATTGAAATATGTGAACATCATTACCGAGAGTAGTGGAAATCAAAGAGTTATAGTTCAATCGCATTCGGTTACGATTTGAATCGCGCGCGGAGGTCGCAGACGTTCCGTCACCGGTCAGCCACGTTTGACTATAATTCGACCCTGTATCTACCGAGCCGTTCCCCATCCGTATATCTATTTCCGATAGTGCAGAAGCCGCAGCAGATACGACGGCGATGAGATCCGTGTAAGATCCGGAAATGCTAGAGAAGGAAACGGTATTTGTGGCAGTTCCAACGGTCGTGGTCGCAATCGGCTCATAGGTCTTTGGCATGTTATCCCTTGATTCCGTAGAGGGCGAATGACGAGTGCTGTTGAAAGTTGCTTGAAGAATTACTCACAAGGTCGATGCGATTGATTGCAGTAGTGCTGCGCCATAAGTTCGAGCCGAGATTGACTCTCCCATTCAAGCCACCGATTGAGTTACCGTTCAGATCGACACCGTTCAACGTTCTGACTGTTTTGAATTTGTTGGTGTTTGCATAATCCAAAACATCGGAAACGGCAGCAGCCCACCACGTTCCCGAGGTTCCGGTTCCGGCGGTGTTGAACATAAGTCCGAAGGTTTGATTCACATCTGCTGCGGCATTAGCACCACCACCGTCACCCCATAATTGGTGGTAGGTATAAAGAGCCGATGAGTCATTGTTGAAAGTTATACGCAAATCATCAAATCCGAATGTCGCGCGATTAGTTCGCGCAATCCATCGCAATTGAAGGTGCTGATAAGTTGCTGGAATGCTACTGAATGTAATCGTAGAAGTGCCACCAGCACCCACGGTGACGGTTGCGATGGACTCGAAATCGCCTACATCTTCACCACCTAATGAAGTGATAGCAGCGACAATATTGCC